TTTTTACATATTGGTCGGAGTGACCTGATTTGAACAGGCGACCTCTACCACCCCAAGCCCACGCAAGCCCACGCACGAAGTGCGTAGGGTGTTTTTTTATGCCCGAAGCATGAAATTTTGAGGGTGCAGGGCGCATAAAGCTGTGCTGTGCGCCCTGCCTGCCCCCTGCCTGAGTGGCGGTCGCCAAAGTTTTGAACGCAGTGAAAAACTTTGTGTGACATCGCCACGTGCCCACCTCTGGGGTGCAGGTCTGCACACTGTCGTAAGTCTGTGCGTTCCCTTTGTTCTGATTGTGTTATATCGGAGTGACAAGCAAGCACCGCTTCTCAACTTTAATCCGTAGTGGTCTGCATTTTGTATTCTCGCCGATAGGCGACACTCATAAGTCTTGATAGTCATTCGGCTCTGTGTAGTCCTCTTGCTCCTGTCGGTCTATGTCATTGCTGTCATTGAGGTATTTCAGCTCGTCAAGTATGTCCTCTTGTTGGTCGGAGATGTTTTGCAGTAGCTTTATTATGGTGTCTTGTCCTCTGTCCTGATGTGATTGTCTTATGGATATGTTGAAAACACAAATAATCAGGGCAATAACAATAACTATCCAAATTATATTCAACCCTATAATTATAGCCGTCGCTGTTTCAGCATTTTGAAATAATTCCTCTAGCATGATTACTCCTCTTTATCCTTATTAATTTTTATCATTATCTGTCCTATTTTCACAAGCGTTTCATTTTGCTGTTTCAATAGTTCCGCCTGCTCCTTGTTCCTCTTTGAAAGTTCATTAACAGTTTTGCAAAGGTCAAGAAATTTGCAGATTAGATAAATAATAAGCAAAAAGATTAACGCATCTATGATAATTCGTCCTATAAGTATATATGCTAAAGTCTTATCTAAACCAAACATTTATTTCTCCTTAATTTTTATAACAGCACTATTGTTGTTTTGTTGTGTGATGTTGTATTTGCTATTGTTATGTAATCCGCCCTTATCATTGGTTAATCCTGCAATGTAATCTATACTAACATTATAATATTTTGCTAATGTTATAATTCTATCAAATGGTATTGGTCTTTTCCCTGCTTCATACTGTCCGTAGTACTGTTGTGTTGTTCCTATTATTTTTGCTACGTCTGCTTGATTTAGGTCTTTATCTTCTCGCAAATCTTTTAATCGTGGAAAATAGTAATTATTTATAATTTTATCACCTCTTTATTGGTTATTCTCACAAAATTATATCATATATGGTTTAAAAGTGTTGACATTAAATCATATATGATTTATAATGATATTGTTAAATCACATATGATTTAAAGTGATTAATTGAACATAAAGATAACTACGATTAAATCGGTGAATGACGACAGCCTGAAACGGAAAAGTCTCGAATGGTAGGTAGTAGCCGTGAACGTGAGCATAATAGGTAGCACTCTATGAAACTTTCTTAGAGTTTTGGCACTAAAGAAGCCACCGGGTGAGCATCTGTTTATCTTATGTTTATTATCGCAAATCATTTGATAATCGTAAGTGTCCCATGGAATTTTTTTAAATTAAATTTATTTGAGCAAAGCGAAAAGAAATTTAAGTTAAAAAAATAGGCAATGGAATTCATGAGCAAAGCGAATGAAGTCGCTTGCCGTTCCGCCCCAGCGCTAGCAGGGGCAAAAGGGACACGAAAAAGAAACACAAAGGAAAAGGCACGAGGAAAAGCCGAAAAACCTCAGAAAGGAAAAAAACATGAAAACAACTATTGTAGGTTGGACAAAAAAGAAAGCATTTAACGGAGTAATAGAGGGCAAGCAGATAAACAGCCCCGAAAAGGTAGTCTTTCAGCTTTTGCAGGAAGTTGATAACCCTGACTGTCATGGTAAAATGGTCGATACTCTGAAAATACCGACCGAAAACGCAATCAGACTTAACGGAAATTCTGAGGATTTCAATAAACTTCTCGGCTGTGATGTAATGCTGAACTATCAGATATTCAACGGACGTTCTCAGCTTGTTGATATCACCGTAATCAATGCAGACGGAACACTTCACCGCAACACAAAATAATTAGCGGTGAAACCGCTGTTATAAAAAATTTAATAAGAAAGGAGTTTTGCTAATAATGGAAGCTGTAACAACAATGCTTAGTAATGCCGTTACTGTTTTTGGTTCTTGTTGGGACGCTATGACAAGCAACGTACCTATTGCAATTCTTGTAGGTCTGTCTCTTCTCGGCTCAGGTGCAGGACTTTTCGCAAAGTTCAGACACGCTGTATAAGCAAAACCATTTACATAAGCGGAGTAATTCAAATTGCTCCGCTTAATTTTTTTGAAAGGAAGTTGATAAATTGAGAAAAAAGATTAAGCAAGTGTTGTGTATGTTCTCTGCACTTGTTGTGATGATATGTTGTGCCGTTCCTGCATTTGCTGATGATACAGTAACTAAAAATGACCTGTCAAGCGTTAAATGGAATATTGTTAGTAAATCTTCTGATATTCCGCATTTTACTGATGTTTATAATAATTTTTCTTCAACTATCTCTAAAACTGATAATTATATTGCTGTTTATGGTAAAAAATCTGACGGCACATCAGAAACTAATATTCTTTATTTTGACCCTACCGCTATTGCATATTATAGCTTTACAAATAATCAATTTTTATTTGGTTCTAATTTTGATTATGATTCACAACGTTTATTATTCCAATTTGATTCATCTGATAATAAAATCCAATCTGTTGGTTATGGCGGTTGGAATGTTACAAAACCTAGTGGCTTTTCAAAACCTGAATGTCGTGCATTAATTAGTCTTAATGACTATGTTCAATCAACAGTTAAAGTTTATTTTCATACAAAAGTATATGATTTTGATGATTTAGAAAACGAGTTAGAACCCCCTGACCCTAATGCTGTTCCTGCTCCGTTTACTGTTACATATACACCTGAACTTTCATTGAATATGCAGAATAAAATTTATTATCCGTCAAAAGGCGGTGCTAATGCTGATGAAAATGGACTTGTTTCGGCTGAAAATAATAATATTAACCTTGATATAAAGCTTACACCTGAGTTTTTAAAAACGTTCAATGAAAAAGACTTAGGAAAAGCTTACGGCTCTGGCACTTATGCCGTTTTATGTTGTCTTTCAAAAAATCTTCTTAACGCTGGTGATGATCTACAACGTTTCTTTGATGAAGATGTTGTGCTTTATGCAATGAACCATGACGGCAATTACTACAAGGGTCAAGATGATGAAAAAATCAAGTCTGACGGCTCTGCTTCTGACGATCTGAACAGTAATGATACTGTTGATACTTTTGAGCCGTATTTAACATTATATCAAGGTAGAACTCCTATTTATACTATTCCTCGTGACGGCAAGATTACTGTATCTTTTGACCTCACTTCTATTGATTATAAAACACATGGTCTTACTGATGATAGCAAGCTTTATGTTAATGTTATCGGTGTATTTGTAAAGAATAACGGTCATGTTACTCCTCAGAATGGTGAAAAAACTGAGGACACAACATCTTCAACTTGGCTTGGTTCATATGCCTATCAAGAAGATTTTACAAACCTTAAGACGTGTGAGAAGATTGATGATTTTGTAAAGTCCGTTGATGAAGAAACAGGCAAGCCCGAAACATTTAAGGCTTATCGTGTTTATTCTGTTATCTCCGACCCATTTTCTTATGAAAAGTTCCCTGATTATGTTCCTAAAGTTTACAAGGATAAGGACGGAAACACTTACAACCCCTCGACTACAAAGCTCAAAGACTTGTGTAATATACCGCCGTCAAAGGTCACTGACGTTGACCTTGCCAAAGGTTCAGACGGTGTTATAAATGATGGTTCATATATGCAACCTGATGATTATAACAAGTATCTTGATAAAAAGAAAATCAATGCTAATTTCGGCTCTGTTGATTTCACGGATATAAAATCTATATTCAGTACAACGGGTACATATTGGGACTTTCTCACCGCTGCTCTTTCCTGTTTGCCGTCATGGTTTTATGCTGTGTTCTCTGCATGGTTTGTGCTGTTCTTAGCTATTGCGCTTATCAAGCTTGTTTTACCTACGTGAGGTGAATTATGGATATAATACATGGTATTGAATTAGTTTTTAAATTCCTGATGAACTGTATGTCTTATACGTTTCCATTTGGGAAATACAGCTTTACTCTCGGTTCGGCTATTATAGGCGGTATGCTTTTATCAATCAGCTTGACGTTATTATATTTTATGCTTAGAAAGTAGGTTTATTATGTTAGTAAATATTGTTTTAGTTGTCCTCGTTGCTCTTATGGTCCTTTCTCTTGTATGGCTCATTAGGAGGTAGAAAAATGCTTAACTTGGTTTTGTTTATACTCGTTGTCTGCTTTATGGTTTGTACTATAAGCGGTGTTATAGGTTTCTTCACTGACCTTAGAAACTTTAAAGCTGAACATGAGTTCAGCGGAAACAGAAAACAGCTTATTGAGTTTTTGATGTTCGGTGAAGATGTTGAAATTAAAGCCGTTCCTGCGGTTGAAACTAATGATAGTGAGGTGAACGATAATGAAAGTACACATAGTGTTTGATGAAAATAATCCATTTTTTCAGCTTTTGAAGTCAATGGGCTGTGATCTCTCGCAAGAAGTCATGAATAGATATGATGCTTTGCTCCTCGGCATGGCATTTATATTCGCTGTGGTTATGCTCTGTATCTTCTGCAAGTTCTTCTATAATGTGATGATACGCATGACACGTTGTGCAAGTGCTGTGTAGGTGATTTTCTATGATTATATTTGACTATTTAAAACAAATACCGCCCTTTATCACCTATGAGGTTTATGACCACCTTTTCGGTGCATACTTCAACAACTCCGCTATCTTTCAAGGTTGGGGCATACACCTCTATACCGGTAAATTCGGCACCGGTAAAACGTCAATCCTCGCTCAGATAGCATATAACTATTGCGTGCGTTATCCTCAGTTGTCTATACTTACAAATATCAATCTTCAAAACTTCCCTGAGTGGACGAATATATACAAGCTTAATTCCGCACAAGATATTCTGCACGCTCCTAAGAATTGTATAGTTGTAATTGATGAGATAGGCACTATCTTTAATTCTCGTGATTTCTCAGGTGGTAAAAGAGCTGTTCCTAAACCGCTTTTTCAACACCTCTGCCAGTGCAGAAAGCGCAAAATGATGATACTTGCTACAGTTCAACGCTTTAATCTGCTTGATAAGCAGATACGTGATATAACGGCTACAGTGTCAACGTGCCGTGCTACATTTCATCACCCTTATACACGTCTTATAAAGGTCAAAACCTATGATATAGACGAGTATGAAGCGTATACGGAGAATAAGTCATATATGCCGAAAAAGCTTTACAGCCGTTTGTATTTGCAGACTAATCAGAGCCGACAACTATATGATACTTCTCAGCTTGTAGATAATATGCTTGATAAGGAGTATATCAGCGACACGGAAATACTTGCTAATCGTGGAGTAGATGTCACAAGTGACATAATGCAGAAAAGAAAGACAAGCAGAGGCTGGCGAAAAAGGCGTGGCGTATAGCCACGAGCGACCGCAGGGGCGAGCGCTTGCGCCGCCCTGCGGTGCGTGTGGCTATTACTTGATATTAGCCACAAAAAGCACTCACCTAATAAATGGGAGTTGATATAAATGCCCCTAAAAACGTCCTCTAAAGAGGTCAAGTGCAATACAAAGATAAAGGAATATCGTGACGGCAGTTACACTATAACACGTTCTGACCGACACATTTTTAAAGACCCTGCATTTGAGTATCACTGCAAGCATGAGCATAGTATTGACGAACGTTCAAGACAAGAGCAACTTAAAACGGCTCGTGAAAATTACATATGTTATTTTGAGTATGAGGACGAAAACGGAAACATAATGCTTGATATGCTTGATACTCGTAAGTTTAAAGATAAGCAGTCACAATGCGGTGAAGTTCGTTCTGATAGTGTTCAAAGAGCAAAGCAAAGTATCTTTGATATAGTTTATCAAAATGATTGGAAATACTTCCTTACTATTACCTTTAATGGTGATAACCTTGACCGTACAAACCCTAAAGAAGTCATAAAGCCTTTGAAAAAATGGCTTGAAAATGCAGTTAGTAGAAAAGGGCTTAAATATATCTTAGTTCCTGAGTATCACAAAAAAGGCGGTATACATTGCCACGCTCTTATAAACGATTGTGACTTTAAGTTCGTTGATAGTGGTACACGTCTTGTTAAGGGTCATGACAAGCCCCTTAAAATAGATACTATAAAGCGCCTGCATATATGTGATAAGCTCGGCTGTGATATATCTGATTTGCCTGTTGTATATAACGTGTCTGATTGGCGCTATGGTTTCTCAACAGCTATTCAGACTTACGGACAGATGTCTAATCTAGCTTTTTACGTCACAAAGTACATAACTAAGGACGTAAAAAAAATCTTCGGTAAATTCTTCTGGAGTAGCAAGAACATAGTCCGCAAAACTAAAGAGATCTATTGCAATTCAGATTTCAAAGATGATTTGCCGATAGTCTCCCCCCCTCGTGCTAATGTCTGTTTTCAGTATGAAAGCAGTTTCACCTTTTCAAGTCTGGTCGAAAAGAACTGCAATGATATACTTCAATATCTTAAAGAGAATGGAAATGATGATGTCCTATGATTTTTAAAGAATGGTTTGAGATGTTCTATAACGCATACTGCGTTGATGTGATAGCCTATGATTGCTATAAGGACTATTACTATATAAATCAAAAACACTTCGGTTATATAGCCGATATGGAGCTTCTGAGCGTAAAGCCTATTGATATTCAGAATTGTCTTAAATCCACCCTATCTTACAGTAATGACCGCCAAAGACGTTCATATTTCTTACTTAAACGTGTATTCCGTGAAGCTATAGTTAATGGTTATTGTGACAAAAACCCTTGCGACTATGTTAAACCTCCAAAACGTATAAAAAAAGAAGCTGAATATTTCAGCCCCGATAATCTCGTACACCTTTTTGATGATGATAGTAGAGTTTGCAGAATGTTTCAGCTTGACTTGTGGACAGGTCTCCGCCGTGGTGAACTTCTCGCCCTTAGTTGGGATAACATTGACCTTGATAATAGATATCTTAAAGTCTGTCAGACACTCGTACATACTTCATGCGGTGATAGGATTGTACAGACCACAAAATCTCGCCGTGATAGGCTTATCCCCTTGCATAGTAATGCAATAGCTATTCTTAATCAGATACGCTCTCAGGACGTCTCAAACGGCTTTCTGTTCGTTTCGCCTATAACTCATACAGTTATATCCCTTAGACGTTATAACAGGCTTTACAGAGCGTTCTATGAACAACAGAAAACAAAGTACCCTGATTTACAGTATCTCACCCCGCACAAGCTTAGACATAGCTATGCAACGTATCTTATTCAGTGTGGTGCAGATATCGAAACTCTCAGAGCATTGCTCGGACACGTTGATATAACAACTACCCAGCGTTATGTACATAGCAATTTCAACCAAATGTGCAAAGCTGTGAATAATCTCAAATTTGAATAATAAAGGAGTTTTTAAAATGAAAGAGTTTAATTTTTGGTGTAAAGAAAATACCGACCATGGCGAATGTGCCAATAAGTTATGCGATTATGATAAATGTTGCTGTTATGCCCACTGTGAGGAATGTATATTTTATCTTACTGATTCTCCTGTTTGTGATAATTGTTCTGTACCTTGTTATGATGATTAATATTTACTTGTGGTTGAAAGGTTAATTGAAATGGATAAACTTGAAACTATTGATAATTATTATATTCTTGCTTTTGCGTATCGTGTTTATAATGCAAAATGGGTAAAGGAATGTCTTATTTTAGAAAACAACGCTAATGATGTTATTGCAAACGAAAGAGAAGAAATGCTAAGTAGGATATGCTTTCAGCTTATGTTTGCAATGGATTCGTACTATGAAAAAGGCTTGATTAATCTTACTGCTATATCTGAATATGATATTTATAAATCGGCTTATAGCTATACTCTTGGTTTAATCAAAAGAAAATCATCGTCTTTAATTTGGACGAAGTCTGCTCTTGAAAACTTTGCTTCTGAATTACATGAAAAAATTATTGCACTTGAAAATCTTTAGCACCAAACCACCAAAAAAACAGCCCCCCCCCAAAGGGGGGAGGCGCGTTTTTTTACATATTGGTCGGAGTGACCGGATTTGAACCGACGACCTCTACCACCCCAAG